AAATGAATTTAGATTTTGAACCTACGATACTAGGAGTAACAGTTTTAGTACTTAGTATATCTCAAATTAATGAGGCTTTACAAAGTTTACTTTTACTAGCAACTATAGTTTATACAATCATTAAAATTTATCAACTACTTCAAAAAAAGTGAAATACTTTAGTTATGCAGAATTTGACTCGCCTGATTTCCCTGATAGTGGTAGGAATATGGATGAGTCTTTCTTATTCCTGCTCGACAGTGCACGTCAAATTGCAGGGACACAATTCAAAATTAATTCCGGCTTCAGAACTCCAAAACATAATGCAAGGGTTGGAGGGACAGAGAACTCGTCGCATCTTAGAGGATTCGCTGCCGACATACATGCAACATCCTCTGCAGATAGATTCAAAATATTATCAGCTCTTATCGAAGTTGGATTCAATCGCATCGGAATAGCAAAAACATTTATTCATGTGGATGCTGACCCAATTAAAACAAAACACGTAATTTGGACTTATGCTTAAATTATTAAAAAAATTATTAGGATTCAGTGACTCAGGCGTAGATGGTTTAGGTCTTGAAATTAGAGAACTTATTAAAGGAAAAGAGATTGACCCTCAAAAACTAATTGAAATGCAAACTGCTATCAATGAGATGGAGGCAAAGCACAGAACAATCTTTGTTGCCGGATGGCGTCCATTTATTGGATGGGTGTGTGGTATCGCTCTTGCGTATAATTTTATTATAAGAGATATGCTGGTATGGTATATGGGAGCTGCAACAGCACCACCTGCTCTACAGATGGAGCATCTTATGACAGTTCTTGTAGGTATGCTTGGATTAGGTGGTATGAGAACGTTTGAAAAATTAAATAATAAATCTAATTAAATGGCAAAGTCGATGTCAGCAATCCTTTACGAGAAACCAAAAACTCGTAGACCAGGAGTACATGCTAAAACTAAAACATCTAAAGTAAAATCATCTAAGTATTACCAGAAAAAATATAGAGGTCAAGGCAGGTAATTTATTTATATCTTTGTATAAATTAAATTTAATCTAATGGATATTCGTAAAATCTCAATAGGGCCAAACTATAAGTCTGATGCTATGCATTATATAGTAGGTCAAGATGTCTTGGGTGGGAAGTATTTTATTCACTTAATACAGTATGTTGAGCGAAGTGATAGTGTCAAAATCTGGATACAAAGAGAGGGAGAGATATTACTCTGGAAAGAGTTTAACTCAAACATGCCGGTGTCAATAGAATATAATATAAACTTTTAATGAGGTCACCTTTTTATTTTATCGTAAAGCCACTTGATGATAAAAGATATACCAATACAAAAGACATAGATGGTATGGATTTTATAACAAGTACCTCTGAGGAAAACCACATGGCTTCTAACAGGCAAGGCGTAGTTGTAGCTACACCGCTTGGTTATGAAGGAGAGATAGAAGTGGGGGATTTACTTTTAGTTCACCATAATGTATTTAAGTTTTATAATGATATGAAAGGGAGAAGGCAGAGTGGTAAGAGTTTTTTTAAAGATGATTTATTTTTTATAGAGGACGACCAGTTCTTTATGTACAAACATAATGACCAGTGGGTTTGTCATGATAGATATTGTTTTGTTAAACCTGTGCCTGTTGAAGAATCATTTATAATGAAGCTTGGGAAAGAAGAACCATTGATTGGTATTATGAAATACCCAAATAAATATTTATCTTCACAAGGAGTCAAGAGTGGAGATAAAATATCGTTCAAGCCAGAGAGTGAATATGAATTTACGGTAGACGATGAAAAGCTTTATAGAATGTATGACCATCAAATAACAATGAAGTTATGAAGTCAGAGGATTTAAAAAAAGAAATTATACATGCAGGGCGTAGAGCTGTAGAGCAACTGATAAAGGTAGCGAAAGAAGATATTATAAAGCCTGACCCAGACGATGAGTTGGCGGCAGATAGACTGAAGAACGCAGCAGCTACAAAAAAACTAGCTATATTCGATGCGTTTGAGATATTAAATAAAATAGATTTAGAAGAAGAGGTTATTAACTCTGGAGGACAAGTAAATAAAACAGATACAAAACAAGGATTTGCAGAACGAAGGTCAAAATAAATTATATCAGGTAATAAAAGATTACATTCCTAAATCTGTTCTTACAAAAAAGAATAGAGCTAAGACGTGGTTATACGGTTATAGTGAAAAGTATGACTTAGTAGTAATATCTAGAAATGGAACAATAGGTCAGATAATAAATATAAATGGTTTAGCAATTGGACTACCTAAAGAGCCAAAGGAGTTGTTTAAACGTTCTGATAAAAAAGAGGAGCAGTACTGGGAAAGGCAAGAACTACCTAAAGATTTATCTAGAATTAATTCTATATTTCAGTGGAACGACAGACCTTCTGCATTTAAAAACAAATGGGTAGATTATATAGAGTCGGAGTTTGATAGAAGAGAGTTAGGTTTCTGGTTCTACAATAATGGAAAATCAACTTACATTACAGGTTCTCATTATATGTATCTACAATGGACAAGTATAGATGTTGGATATCCAGATTACCGTGAGGCAAATAGAATATTTTTTATATACTGGGAAGCTTGTAAAGCAGACAAGAGATGTTTTGGAATGGACTATCTTAAAATAAGACGTTCAGGGTTTTCTTTTATGGGGTCATCTGAGTGTGTGAATACAGGAACGCTTGCTAGAGATTCAAGGGTTGGTATATTATCTAAAACTGGTTCGGATGCAAAAAAAATGTTTACGGATAAGGTTGTTCCTATAGCAAATAGACTTCCATTCTTTTTTAAACCTATACAGGATGGTATGGATAAACCAAAAACTGAATTAGCCTTCAGAGTTCCAGCTTCTAAAATAACCAAGAAGAATATGCATGAGGTTATGGATGATGAGTTAACAGGATTAGACACAACGATTGACTGGAAGAACACGGATGATAACTCTTATGATGGTGAAAAGCTTTTGCTTTTAGTTCATGATGAATCGGGTAAGTGGTTAAAACCAAATAACATTCAAAATAACTGGCGTGTCACCAAGACTTGTTTAAGGTTGGGTAGCAAGATAATCGGTAAGTGTATGATGGGGTCAACTTCAAATGCGCTTAGTAAAGGTGGAGAAAACTTTAAACGTTTGTTTGAGGATTCAGATTTAAAAACACGTAATGCAAATGGTCAGACTAAATCAGGACTGTATAATCTATTTATTCCAATGGAGTGGAACATGGAAGGTTTTATTGATAGGTTTGGTATGCCAGTGTTTAGAAAGCCAGAGAAAAAAATTAAAGGAGTAGATAATGAGTGGATAACAAATGGAGCTATAGATTATTGGGAAGCAGAGGTAGAGTCATTAAAAAAAGACGCAGACGCACTTAATGAATTTTACAGACAGTTTCCTAGAACAGAGTCACACGCATTTAGAGACGAGAGCAAGTCATCGCTGTTTAACTTAACTAAGATATATCAGCAGATAGATTATAATGATTCTCTTATTATGGAGCATCATATAACTAGAGGTAGATTCTACTGGAAGGATGGTATAAAAGATTCAGAGGTGATATGGACTCCAGATTCCAGGGGAAGATTTAAGGTGTCGTGGACTCCTAAAAGAGGTTTGAATAATAGAAAGGTTAAAAAACATGGAGTATATTTTCCAGTAAACGAACACATAGGAGCATTTGGCTGTGACTCGTATGATATATCTGGAACAGTTGGTGGTGGTGGTTCTAATGGAGCTCTGCATGGTTTGACTAAATATAATATGGATGAAGCTCCAAGCAATGAGTTTTTCTTAGAATATGTGGCTAGGCCACAAACAGCAGAGATATTTTTTGAAGAAGTGTTGATGGCTTGTGTGTTTTATGGAATGCCTATACTTGTAGAGAATAATAAACCAAGATTGTTGTATCATTTTAAAAACAGAGGTTATAGAGGGTTTAGTATGAATAGACCTGATAAGCATTATAATAAACTTTCCAAAACAGAAAAAGAACTTGGAGGTATACCTAACACCTCTGAGGATGTAAAGCAATCACACGCAGCAGCTATAGAATCATATATTGAAAAGCACGTAGGTATAGATTTAGATGGACATCATCGAGCTGGTGATGAGATGGGAAGTATGTATTTTTTAAGGACTTTAGAAGACTGGGCTAGATTTGATATTAGCGCTAGAACTAAGTTCGATGCTAGTATTAGTTCAGGGCTTGCAATTATGGCAAATCAAAAGCATGTTTATTTGCCTGAGAAAAAACAATCAAAAATAAGTCTTAACTTTGCAACATATAATAATAAAGGAACATTAAGTGAATTAATTAGATGAAAGAGGTAAACATAAACATTTCATCTGTAGGATTCCCTAGTCAGTTTGTATCTGATGCTGAGAAAGCAACCGATGAGTTTGGTTTACAAATAGGGCAGGCTATTCAATATGAGTGGTTTCGTAAAGATTCTAACGGATGTAGATACTATAGTCAGTGGAGGGACTTTAACAGGTTACGCCTTTACGCAAGAGGCGAACAGTCGGTAGCAAAATATAAAAACGAATTAGCCGTTGATGGTGATTTATCTTACCTTAATTTAGATTGGACTCCAGTCCCTATTATTCCAAAGTTTGTAGATATAGTGGTTAATGGTATGTCTGACAGACTTTTCAAAGTAAAAGCTTACGCTCAAGATGCTATTTCACAAGAAAAAAGAAGTAAGTTTCAGAAAATGATTCAAGGGCAAATGGATGCTAAAGAAGCTTTAACAATTATACAGGATGGAACTGGTTTCAATCCTTTTACTATGAATCCAGATGATTTGCCAGCGAGTGACGAAGAGTTGTCACTGTATATGAATTTAAATTATAAACCAGCCATAGAGATTGCTGAAGAAGAGGCGATTGATACAATGTTTGCCGAGAATCATTATGACGACATTCGTAAGCGTTTAGATTACGATATGATGGTGACGGGTATGGCTGTAGCAAAACACGAGTTTCTTCAAGGAAGCGGAGTACAGGTTTCTTATG